TTTTGGTAGGTCACTGTTCGGTCGGCGTAGCGGACGCTCAGGACGCCCGCCGAGATAGCTGCCTCCAGCTTCGCGACCTGTTCTTTGGTAAATGCCATATCAGCGTCCCAGGTACTTGCTTCGGATGACGCGGCGGGTTCGCGTGCGCGGCGTTGGCGCCGGCGCGACGTCGTCTGCCCTCACGTCTGGGTTGTCGTCCCACGGCGCGGCCCATGCCGGCGGCGCGGTCCAGTTGATGGCCGGAACCTTCAGCCACAGCGCCATGCCTTCGGCATAGCCGCACAGGTCGAAGGCTTCGTTGCGGCGCTTGGCCAAGTTTTCCCAGCCTCGGGCCGTCCTCGATTCGGCCGTCAGCTCCGCGTAGAACGCCTCGGGCAGCCAGTCGGGAAAGTGGTAGTAGCCCGGCCCGGGCTCGGCCCGCTTGATGTTGGCGTCCACCGTGTCCTTCAGTCGGTCCACGTTGAGCAGCAGCTGCGGCACATCGCCCTTCGACCCTGATTTGCGGTCCCGGCGCTTGCTGCTGTCCGGGAAGGTCTCCCGGAACAGCCCACCCTCACGGCGCGCGTCGCCCTTGATCAGCCTGACCCTGGCGTGCAGCTTCCTGGCCTTGAGCGAACGCCAGAACTCCAGCGCGCGCACCGAGGTGCCCGACTTGCCGCCCCAGTCGATACCCACTGCATGCACCGGCATGCTGCGGCCGGTGGCATCGTCCAGCGGGTAGCGCCGGCTGATGACCTTTTCGACCAGGCGTTCCCAGTCTTCCAGGTACTTCGGAGGGTCCAGTGGCAGGAAGCCGCCCGAACCGTCCTCCCGCTTGGAGGTGCGTAGGGTGAAGGAATCGACCACCCAGCGCTCTAGTTGCCCGGATTCCCCGATACCGAAGCCCAGCACCAGCACGACGAACCGGTTGGCCTGGACGTCGACCTCACCGAGCAGGAAACGCACGCCCGCCGGCACAGCACCCGCAGGCCAGACCTCGGCCCGCTCCTGCATCTCGTTCGGATCACTGGCAGAGCGCGCTGCCATCGGCACGTAGTTGATCGCGCCGTCGACGTTGTGCGTGGTCTTCAGCGGCCGCTCTTCACCGGTGGTGGCGAACGTCCGCAGCGCCTGGAAGTAGCGCTCGATCAGCGATTCCCAGGACTGGTAGGCGGCTGCAACACCACCCAGCCAGTAGCTGGCGATGCGCGCTTCCGGCCTTTCACCGGTGACCGTTCCGTCGGCGTGCACGACCTGGCCCTCCGCTGCCCACACTCCGCTGCGGTTCATCCCGTCCTTCCACCGGTGCTGCAGGCCCACACCGCAGTGCGGACAGTGCAGCAGCGAGTAGTGCCGCGCCATCTTCTGCACGTCGTCCAGCACGACCCGTTCGAGCAGTTCCTCCATCGGTGGTAACGCGAAGCCGTCATAGCCTGGCGCTGCCTGAAACCGCTCGCCGCACTCCGGGCATGGCCAGTACCAGCGTCGGCGGTCGCCGCGCGCGTACAGCGCCGCGATGCCGGCCGCCGGCGGGCCTTGGTGTGGGTGCAGAGGCTTCCACGCACCGTCGGCGTAGTCGGTTGCCGGGCTCGATTCGGCCACCACCATGCCGGCGGACATGTAGGTCTGTGTGCGCTTCAGGCCAAGGCCGAAGCACTCGTCGATCGTCAGGTCGCCGGTGTAGTTGTCCACGTCCGTCATCAGGACGTCGTGGATGTCCTTGCCCGACAGCACCGACACCGACGGCCAGCCCATGCGCAACGACATTCCCGACCGGAAGAACTTCAGCAGGATGTTGTCGTCGTGAGCACGCGGGCTCAGCCTGGAGCGCAGCTCCGGGCTGGCGGCGATGCTGCGGGCGATACGGGTCTTGCTGTAATCCTCGGCCGCATCCTTGGACATCTGCACAACCATGGCGTCGGCCGGGTTGCAGGTGATCAGGTAGGCCAAGCGCGCATCGATCAGCGAGATGGTCTTGCCAGACCGCGCCGGCCCTACGAACACCACCGCCTCGTAGTGGCGGCTACCGGTCGTGTCCAGCGGCTCGACCATGTAGGGCGTCGTGTCCGGATCCCAAGATCCGGCGGCGCCGGCGGCATTGGCCACCTGCAGCACGCGCGCTCCCTCGCTCACCCTGATGCGGCGTGGCGGCCGGATCATCTCGGCAACGCCTTGGCGCACGCTACGCGCTGTCGCGTACGTCGTCATCGGTGATGCCCTCGTACATGGATTGCCGAACGCGATCGCACTCGTCCTGCACCTTGACCACCTGCTCCGGCGTGAGCCCGGCCTTGCGCTCGAGCACGTCAGGCAGCGTGTCGAAGAACTGCACGACCTTCTTCACCAGCTCGGCGTAGTCGGCCTCGACCTCTGCGGCCGGCACCAGCTGCCCGATGGTCGACTCGACCTTCAGGCGCTCGTTCTCCGACTGGTAGTAGGCGCGGCGCTCCATCGGCGGCAGGTCGCGCGGATCGACCACACCCTCCGCGCCGAACGCCGCGGCACCCGGGTTCACCAGCGCCGGTGCTGCATCGGCCAGACGATAGACGTCGTGCCCAGCGCGCTTGGTCAGCGGCGGGACGCCGGCCTCCTTCAGCCGCTTGCTGGCCGTTCGGCGGTCCATTCCGAACTCATCCGCCAGCCTGGCCACGGACCAGCCCTTGGTGAATTCGTGGATGTCGGCCATGTGCTACCCGATGCGCAACCTATTCAGCTATGAAAATTGGGTTTCTCCCGGGAAAACCCGCCAAAACCGTGCCCTGTGGTGGAGCACCATAGAGGCCGAAAAACTGTCTTTGACCGGGGTCCGAATTCCCCCCGGTGGACTGTGGATAACTCAGGGGCCCCGGCAAGTTATCCACAGCTAACAAACAGGCTTGTGAAGGGCCAATCTCCGGTTCCACGGCATGTTTCACGAACTCTAGATGCCCGGGCCGCGCTTTGGTCAACTCCCGGCATCCGGCACAGGCTTGCCTTGCACTTGGTCGATCGTGTCGAACTGCGCCTCGTACTGCAGCAGGCAACGCTTCCGGCCGTTGCTCACCTCGAACACGGCAGACGGCGCCGCCTCCTTCACCCACTTGCAGCGCTTGCGCAGCTGGGCGTCGATCGGCACGTAGGTAGCCACCGGGACCGTTATGACGGCTGCCGGTGGCGGGTTCTGCTTGGTCGGTGCGGCTTGGCATGCTGCCAGCAGCGCAGCGGTAGTAACCACGAGGACACGCATGTCAGTACCCCTTCAGTGCCGGGCAGGCGGAATCGAGCAGCTCCAGTGCTGCCTTGCAGGTGTCGGGCCGTTGCTCATAGCGACCGCGCCAGGTGGAAGCCTCCTTCTCGGAAGCCTCGACCTTTCCCGCCAAGGCCCGCAGTGCCTCAGCGCTCTCGTCCCGGAGGGCTTGCAGCTTCTCGGCTTCCGCCCTCAGCGCGGCGGCGACCTCGGCCAGGCGCTGATCGCGGCTGTCCACGTCGGCCTGCAGGCGGGCGGCATCGGCCTGCCAGTCGGCACGCACCTTGATCACCTGGGCGCTCAGGTCGCGGATCTTCTGTTCCTTCTCCCAGGCAGTAAGCCCGGACACCATGCAGCCGAAGGCCAGGACCGCGCACACCAGCTTGATCTTGCTGCCGGGCTTGCTCAGCCACTGCAGCGCGTCGGCAGCGGCGCCTACGATCACCGCCCACAGCGCGCGAAAGAAACGAATCAGTACGCTCATGGCTTGTCGCCTCCGATGGCGCCGGTGGCTCGCTCCACCATGCGCACGTAACCCGGCAGCAGCCGGCGGATCAGGACGCCGGACAGACCGGCCAGCGGCAGCTGCGGAGCGCCCGCCAGTGCAGGCCAGATGGAAGCCGCAACGGCGATGACCCATGCGGCCACGATGGCGTAGGCCAGGACAGCTACTGCCAGGGCAGCCCACCGCGCTGCGGTCTGCAGGAGACGGTGGCCGCGTCGGCGGCTGGCGTCAGCTGCCACCCGCTCCGCGTCCTTCTCCGGCAGCAGCAGGACACCGATCAGCGCTCCCGCCATGGCAACCAGCAGCACGGACTGCGGTACGCCAAGGATCACCCGTTCGGCCTCCCGCAGCGCGTCGGCTGTCGCCGGCGCCACTACAGCCGCAGTGAACGTCCCGACGATGGTTTTCAGTGTGCTCACGGGCTCAGTCACGGCACCACCGTCCCGCCGGCCTTGCGGTACACGGCCAACAGGTCGGCAATCTTGTGTTCGTGCTGGCCGTAACCAGCGCCCGGCAGGCTGGCCCAGATGTTGCTGACCGCCTTGATGGCTTCCCGGATCTTGCCCGCCTGGATCAGCGGCAGCGCGCGGCGCTCACGGATCTGCTGCAGCGCGATCAGATCCTGGCTCAAGGGCGAAAAGTCCTTGAGGCCGAGCGTCTTCTTGTACGCGTCGTAGTAGCGGCGCAGCAGCTGGTACCGGCCGGCTGCGGTTGACTGGATCTTGAGCTTCGGCAGGTCCACCAGCACACGAGGATGGTCGGCGTAGCCCCGGAACAAGCCACCACCGACCAGCACGTCGTAGCCGCGGTCGTTCGTGGGCTGCCTGCCGTTGTCCGTCCCTTCGGACCAGGCCAGCATGTCGAGAAAGGCCACGACGTTCACGCCGCCAGCCTGTTGGGGAGTGATCTGCGTCATTTCGGTTCCTGCAGAGGTTCAGCCCCGCCGCGTAGGCGGAGCACGGTACCCAGCCAGACCCGATGCCTAGCTAGGTTGTATAGATGAGCTCGCTCCGCGCAACGCCTTGGCCACCACCGACGGTGTAGCGGATGGGCACGCTGACCCGACTGAAGCGATCGAACAGCGCGCGCATGGCCGGGTGGTCGTTGATGGTCAGGATTGCCCGGCCTTTGAGCCGGCTCATGGTTTCTGCCAACAGCTCGTACTGATCCATGTCGAACTCGCTTCCATAGCCCGTGGTCTCCCAATACGGAGGGTCGAGCAGGAACAACGTTTCGGGCCGATCGTACTTCTCGATGCACCGCTGCCAAGTCAATTGTTCGATCACCACCCCCTGCAGTCGGAGGTGCGCATCACTCAGATCCTGTTCCAACCGGAGCAGATTGATGCGTTTTGCCGCCGTCGGGCCAACGCCCAGCGACTGCCCGTCCACCTTTCCACCGAAGCTCAGCTTCTGCAGGTAGTAGAACCGCGCGGCACGCTGGATGTCGGTAAGCGTGTCTACGTGCTGCAGTTGGGCCCACCGGTACATTTCCCGGCTGGTCAGCGACCACCGGAAGTGCCGAACGAACTCGTCCAGGTGGTTGGCGACCACTCGGTACAGCCTCACCAGCTCTCCGTGCGTGTCGTTTAGAACTTCAATCTTGGCCGGTGCACGCTCGAACAGCATGGCGGCGCTGCCAGCAAAGGCTTCGACGTAGCAGGTATGGGGCCGCTCGTTGATCAGCGGCAGCAGGTGCTTCGCCAGGCGTGTCTTACCGCCCGGCCAGGGGAACAATGTCTTTGTCTTCAAGTCTCAACCTGTGCGACATTCGTTAAGCAAACTGCGCGCGCTCTCCGGAGAGCGGCAGGGCTTAAGCCAATGGCACGCGGGCGAAACGCGTGTACTGCGGCGGCGCCTGGGTGCTTGCAGGCATCCAGGCGCCGCTCTGTTTAATGGTGGGGCGACGTGGAGTCGAACCACGCGAGTCACAGACGCCGGATTTACAGTCCGGCCCAGCGCCCATCTGGCAACCCGCCCCAGAAACGACGAACCGCAGGTGACTGGACCTCCCGAGTCCAGGCCTGCGGCCGTTGAGTGGAACGGATTGGAATCTCGCCCACGGTATCGATTGGACAACAATCCCGGTTCCGGCTGCAACTGCGGTAAGGTTCCTTACCGCAGTCGTGCGAATGCGGTAAGTTTCGCGGCGACTGCGGTAATCTTTGTGAAGGGCAGTTCGCCAAGTTACAGCGCAACTTGTGTGATTCGTTCTCTAAAACGAAACCCAGTCCGTATATTTTAGAAAATTGTCTTCGTAACTTTCTTCACACCGGCAACAAGATCAGCAACCTGTTCCGCCGTTGGCTCCACCGCCTTACTGTGATCGCAGAGATTTCTAACATCGCCCAGGTGCTGGATAAACCTCCACTGCGGTACATCTATCACTTCCGCACTCTTCAGAAGCTCGTTCAAGTCAGATATACCCGGGTTCTTCTTTGCCACTTTGATGGCATGATTTGAGCATACCTGAGCCAAATGGCGTTCAAGGACAACGCCAGCCATTGCCCCTGCGGCCCGAGTGAAACGCTGCTTTAGAAGTGCCCCAGCGGCATCCAACTCAGAATCAAACAAATCAGCTTGAACAAGTTGACTCAAATCGAAGAGAGAGCTTTCGAATCTTGGCTTAACCGACTTGAGAATGGCCAACTGTTGTTGAAAGTGCGGAATTGCCGCATCAATACCAACAATTTTGTCGTGCCCCCGTGTTACTTCAAGCCCTTGAAGCCCATCTTCAATCCGATAGCTTTCAAAGCCGATTGACTTTCGGGATTTTGGCTTCTCATAGTGGCGCACGAAGTCGGCCAAACGATCAGGAAGCAACTGTCTAATAAGGCTAAGCGCCTCCGAATACCAAGCCTGATACTCCGATTTGAAGTCCGGAACAGCTTTCAGGAACTCTTCAGCCCCCTCCCCGAGTTGCTTTTCTACTTCCTTGTCGAATTCGCTGCGATACGCATATCGCTTAATTCCATTGAGAAGGGCATCACCCGTTGCGATCAACGCACTCAGGTCATTCTTGTACCGCTCCAAATTTGAGATCATCGAACATTCCTCGATCGAAGGCTTTACGGCACTCACTAAAAGGGCTGCGAGGCGTCACAGAGGTTACAGAGTCAAGCAAAGGCTTTATAGGCTGGGAATAGCCGCAATATCAAGCACTTCAAGAGAGTCAGTAGAATACTCGAGCACTGAACTCGCTTCGCCCATCTTCCAACGCCTGACGCAGCGTTGCGGCTGCGATCCCGTACACGCGCAGATAGTCTTCCTTCCGCATCTTGGCCGCCTTGGCAGCATCCTGTGCGGCGATCTTCCCTTCGGGCCACACCAGGTCATTCATTGCGTCCTGTAGCACCAGCCTCATGCGCCAGCGGTCGGCCGGGTCATCCATTCGCAGCGCAGGCTTTGCGCCGCTGCGCCGCTGCCACTGAATTTGCCGTATCACCCGCTTGGCCAGAGTGCGCCCCAGCGACGAAAGGGACACGCCTTGCCCGCGCAGCGCCACGGCCATCACCACCTGCTTGCCCATGGAATCACGCATCATTCCGACGGCACCGGAGATATCTGCCGCCGTAAGAGGCTGTATGGACGACCGGCCGTTCGATGGCTCGCGGAAACTGCCGCCGACCAGCATGCGGGCGATCAGTTCGAGCGGGTCACGCTGCAGGGTGGGTTCTGGCACCGGTACTCGGTCGCGCACCACCCTCGCTGCTGGCGGCGCCGGAGGCGCGTGGTGTTTGTGTCCCCACGCCTTGGCCGCCTGAGCTTCCGCATCTGCGCCGACGCACAGCTCACTCTGGGCGCTGCAGCGCGCGCACACGACCTGCGCGGTGCGCCGGCTGCTGGAGCTGCCCCGCGCGCGCATGCGCACCTCGTCGCTTCCGCAATTGCCACACGGCTTTAAGGCCGCCGCTGGCGCGGCTACTGCCGACATCAGGCCACCTCGCAGTTGCTGACCCAGCGGGACCGGCCGTCCTGCCAGACGTCCCACACGCTGCCGTCGACCTGACACCTGATAGGGCCTTCCCTCCCCTCCAGGTACAGGTGGTGGGTTGCCTCATCCAGGCTCGGGAATTTCGGGATCATCGGGGGGTCTCCATGGTTGTCACGTACGTTGTTTCCAGGGCCACGCCCTGCTGTTGAAGGAATTGCTGGGCCAGCGCGCGCAACTGGTTCTCGCCCACGTCCAGGCGCTCCACCAGGTGTTCCCCCGGGCTGCGCACGCCTTCGATCTGCTCCCGCTTCACCCCGAGCACGTCCGACACGATCGGGTCGCTGCCGCTGTCGGAGAGCAGGAAGTACGCCATAACCGGCTCGGTCTGCCCGTCGCGGTGGACGCGGCCGATGCACTGCTCGTGGACACCTGGCGACCAGTCCAGTTCGCCGAACACCACGGTGCTGCATACGTGCTGCAGCCCGTCTATACCCGCACCCGAGCGGAGGCTGATCAGCATCACCTGGCTAGCGCCGCTGATGAATGCGTCTTTCGCTGCCTGCTTCTGGCTCGGCGACTCGCTGCCGGTGTACATGACGGGGTTGTACGCAGCGAGCTTCTCCTGCCAGATGCTGTAGACCTCGCGGTGCCATCCGAACAGCAGCACCTTCTGGCCGCTCTCCAGCAGCAGCCTGACGAACTCGGCCACGTAGGGCGCCTTGGCCACGCCGGTCGCCTGCCGCAGCAGGCGGTCGAACTCGCCGGCGGCCTGCATCTTCTCGCCGCGGTACTGCTCGTTGGCCCGCAGGATGATCCGCGCCAACGCCGCGGCGTCGCCGGTGATGGCATCCAGTGCTTTGGCGTCGGATTCCACCTCGTGCGGGATCTTCGACAGCGCCGGTAGCTCACGCCCCACTTCCTTGCGGGTGCGGCGCAGCATGATCCCCTGCCGCCGCAGGTACTGGCCGAATTGCTCTGCGTCCTGCAGCTTGGCCTTCTCCCCGGGCGCGGAGATGCACCATTCCCGGAGGAACTCATCGTAGGTGCCCAAGCAGCCCGGCAGCAGCGGGTCGACCACATGGAAGAACTCGCAGCCGTAGTTGTAGATCGGGGTGGCGGTCAGGCCCATGCGGAGCCGCGCACGGCTGGCCAGATGGCGACAAGCGCTGTGGATGCTGCTGTCCGGGCTGCGCAGCTGCTGGCATTCCTCGAACACCGCGTACTGCGCGATCTCCCCCAGCGTCTCGGCCCAGCCCCGGAGCTTGTGGTAGCTGACCAAGATCACGTCCGGCAGCGTGTCCCACAGGTCCTTGATCCTCTGCTTTGGCTGGCGCACGAGCGGGTACGGCGCGCTCTTCCTGATGTGGTGCACGCGCAGCTGGGGTGCAAATTCGGCCAGCTTCTCCGGCCAGTGGTTCGGCAGCGCCGCCGGGTACACCACCACGGCCGGCAGGTTGCCCGGCGCGGCCATCGGGCAGATGCCGGTGACCGTCTTGCCGAGGCCAAGATCGTCGGCCAGCAGCAGGCCGCCGCGGATGGACAGCTGCGCCCCCGCCACCCGCTGGTACTCCCGCGGCGGCTTGGCCAAGGTGAACTCTGGAATCTGAACACGGCCGGCCAGCAGTTCGCCCAGGCTGCGCTCCATGTCCACATGCTCGTCGGCCAGTTGCTGCAGCGCGCGCTGCGTGTCGGCATCCATCGAAAGCGGGTATCGCTGGGTGAACCATTGCAGCTCCCGGCTGTTCTCCGGCGTGGCGGAGAGGTCGATGTGCTCTGCAGCGTGCTGGCGCACCCGGGGAAATACGCGCTTCATGCGCGCGCGGACCTGCGGCTCGCAGATCACCCGCCAGGTGCTGCCCGCCGCGCTGTACAGGAGGGTTCCATAGGTCGTCTGCATCAGAGTGCCTGCCTCTTCAGGCGGATGATGTTGAAGGGCTTGCCCTGCCAGGCCGGCCGGGCCACGAGCGGGCGTTCGCCCCAGCGCTCGGTAGTAGCGAGCAGCACACCGCGCACCTGCGGCAGGCTGATGTAGCGCCCAACCTGCCGCAGGGCGTCGGCTAGCGAGCCCGCTACCTTCACCTCGATCACCAGGCCGTCGAGCCAGAAGTCCGCGCGGTTGCTGGCATCGAGCCGGTACTCGCGCACGTGGGCATGGCCGGCCTGGTCAAGAACGGTCGACAGAGCCTGGTGCAGCTGCACCTCAGAGCCGTAGCGATACCCGAAGCCGGCCAGTAGCCGACCAATACCCTTCAGCTGCAGCTGCTCTTCCATGGCGGTACCCGGCTTGACCGGCGTCACCTCCCGGCCCGTGACGAATGCACCGACCATCAGGGCACCTCCGGCCGCTGCGCGGCCTCAATTGCTTGGCGCATGTCTCGGCGCGTCGCTTGGGCCAGACAGGCAAGGCGAGCCGCGCGGGCAAAGGCCTCGTCCTTCAGGTTCCACACAACAAGGCATTCCGGATCATTGCTGCGCACGTCTCGATCCATTGCCGCAACTTCGGCCAGGGCATGCACTGCCCGGTCCGCAAGGCTCGGATGGTCACCCATGGACCACCTCCGCAGCCAGCTGCAAACCGCTGGCCGCGTCGGCCTGAGCCCATGTCATCTGCCCCCGGTCGATGTTCTCGGCCAGCCGCGACAGGCCCTTCGCGGTCACCAGCACTTGCTCGTGTACGCGCTCCTGCTCACTGTCGGTGCGCTGGATGCACGCCTTGTGCACCAGCACGCCCTGCTGCAGGCGG